TTTATTCTAGTATAAAAACCATCTACATCTGGTTTTTCACTTATACTCTTCATGTTATAACCAAGTTTTATTTCAGTGGTTGAATCTTCTCCAATTTCTGTTAAATAATCTAAATATCTCTCATCGCCATTTTCATCATATCTTAATGTAATCTCTCCACCAAAAACATCTATAAGATCTGTTTTTATATTTTCCCATGTACTTTTATAATTAGTATATTTATATATACTGTCATTTTTATCTTTTACAGTTACATTACCAAGTTTAATCTTTTTACTTTCTTCTAATTTAGAATTATGTACATCCAATAATGTTTTTAAGTATTGTTGAATTGTAATATTGTGATATTCTCCATAATCCTGCATAGAATCCACTAAAAATGCTAATTCACTTTCACAAGTAACTTTCTTTCCACATATTCCACTTTCATCCATGTATTTTTCTGGTGGCAATGCTCTTCCTATAAATTCAAATTTATTAGTTTTTACATTTAGCACTTTTATTCTTGTTTTAAATGGATTAATCTTATAAAAGCCTTCGTTCTCCATATAAATAGTAAAGGTGAAACTATCAAAGCTATTTATACCTTGTTTAATAGTTCCACCTATTATTTTATTTTCTTGGTTATCTGTACTTACTGTATTTATTTTAATTTCTTCATTATCATTAATTATTGTAACTAAATACATTATAATACTTCCCTCTTAAAATCAAATTGTATTGTACCTGTACCTATTATCTCTATTTCATTTTCTTG